TCACCTCCTACCCCTCCTTTATTCTCTTTGTTGCGTGTTTAACTAGCCTCAGTTTTTCATCCCTTGGTAGCTTCTCGGCAACTTCTGCTATAGCCTTAATAATCAATGTTCTTGCGGTCTTTAAGTATTTGACTGCCTTTTTAGGTCGTTTGTATTTAATAAAGTCAAAGGCAACACTGTAAACAATCTCTGCAGCAGCTATAAGACATGACAGGGTTTCAAGTTCTTCTTTGTTTAGATATGTCGGGTGCTTTTCTTTGGTGTAGTCGGTTCTAAGTTCGTTCTCATAGTCTTGAAATGCAACTCGGCAGTTATGAAGTAGGGGTTGTAATTCATCCTCGGTTATGTCTCGTTTGGTCAGGGTTTCTAGCTTGTCTATTTCGTTCCTGGCTCGCAGGAGTTCAGCTATGGTCATTTATTCACCGTCCTTTCATGTAAATGCCAGCCTATGAGTAGTCCGGTCAAGAAGGTTATTATGTAGGTCATGGGATTACCTCCCTTCGGGAATAGCTTCCCTGATTAGCTGCTTACCTTTATCGAATACCAGGGGGATTGAAATACCTGATTCTGTGTCCCTTGCTTTTTGAATAAACAAACGATAGTTAAAATCTTCATACCTTCGTTTCATTCGTTGCTCTAGCCTTTCTCTGCCTTCTTCGTCAACAGGTAACAGCTTCAGCATTAAGTCGCATTCATTCTCCATTCTCTTGGCTCCTTGCAAGGTTCCATCGGCATTAAGCTGGACCAATACCAAACAAGCTATTTCCAAGTTCTGAGCAAGCAGCTTAACTGATTTGATTATCTGCTCCAATACCTGCCATTCCTGCATGTCCGGCTGTATTTTCTCCATACGGCCTACATAATCAAGAATGAGCAGTTTGATATTCTTTTGCAGTTTGGCCTTGCGGGTAAGTATCTCTAGTTTTTCAGGGGTTAAATTTGGTATGTGAATAGGGTAGAATCCGGAGGTTTGTAATCTTTGATATGATTTAACCACCATGTCTTTTTCTTCATTGGTGAGGTTCCCGGCTCTTATTCGGTGGAGTTCCATTCCGCTTAACATGGTTCCCCATCTATAGGCTATTTGCTTCTTGCTCATTTCGGTGTTGATATAAAGAATACTGTTGTAAGTATCAACACTGCTGGCTTTTGCTACATTTAAAGCGAATGCAGTTTTCCCATGCCCGGTCTGCGCTCCTAGTATAATCAAGTCACCTGGTTTCATTCCTAAAGTGTTGTTGTCTAATGCTTTTATTCCGGTAGGCAATCCCTCAAGAGGTATGTCACCAAACATTTTTGTTGCGTCCTGCATTTGACGATATTTCTCGACTCTTTCTAAAACCAGGTTTATACCCAGTTCGGCCAGTTCTTCAGGGTTGTCAATTCGTTCTTCTTCGCTATCTATAGCCAAAGAAAATAAGTCTCCTGATGCCTGACTTATGAATTGGTCAACTTCAAATTTACCGTCGTTCATTATTTGGGTATATTTCTTTAATATTTCATGAGCCTTCCTTGCTTTGCTGGCTTGCCTTACTTTTTGTATCCAGTAATTTATGTTCTCATCATCTATGTAGTGCTCCGATATTTGTTCTATCTTCTCCATGTCCTTTATGCCTTGAATTAAGCCTAATGTACTGCCTTCCTTTACTAACTCAACATAGGTGGGCCTTGTCCCCTTAGTGTATAAAGATAAGATCAATAAAAAAACCTGCCTGTTAAGCGGGTTTGAGAAAGCATCGTCTGTTAAGTTGTCGAGTGCGGTTATGCAGGCTGTCTCTGAATGCAGCATTGAAGATAATACCCTGCACTCTGCTTCATGGTCAATCATTTGTGCCAATAATTAACCCTCCTTTCATATAGGTGTTTTATCTAGTGAACCGGGTATTAAGTCTCCTAATTCATTACGAGTGGATCTCTTTTTAGGTTGATTAAGATAACCCTCGAATTTAGTTCCGAATAATGTCTCGGGTCTTAAATATATTGCTTGTTCAGTATTCAACCAGTCAAAGCATTTCTTATCAATGACAGTATAAAAGTCTTGAAGTTGATAACCTTCATTCCATCTAGCGGTTATATGCTTTTTTGTTTTTGATGAAGAATCCTTGTAGTTGGTTTTAGCTTTGAGGTTTAAGTAAGATATGATTTCGGGGAAGGGTATATATATATTCTTTTCATTCTTTACATTCTTATCATTCTTGTTTGTGTTACTTTGTTGTTCTTTTGTTGTTATTTTGTTGTTATTTTGTTGACACGATTCTGTTTCCTCAACCTGATATTTTCCCCAATTTACGATAGTTACAACGGTTACTTTGTTGTTACTTTTTAGTTCAATCATGTGAAGATTTTTTAAAGAAATTAAGTATTTATAAAATGTACTCGGATTCATCTTGAGTTCAGTTGAACCCTTAAACCTTCCGGTTACAAATTGGCCTTCGCTTAATTCTATTTCTTGTAATCCAACTACGTGTTTGTAACCTTTGTGGCTTGCCTTTAATAAACACCATATCCAAACTTTCAATAGTTTTTCATTATGAAAAATGGAACTAGCTAATAATTTACGGTATAGCTTTATATAGCCTTGCATCCATCAAACCGCCTCCTATTCTTTACAAACATAATTCTCCAAGTCTGCAATCCAGCTTGTACCATCCCATTCTACCGGGCAGGTTATCTTTCTCTCTGGCAGGTTGAATAATGATTTAATGCTTTGCACTAGGTTTTTGTTATAAATAGAGAGTATACTGTTGTCCCGAAGTCTGGTTTGGGCTGGAAGGAAGTTAGTGATTTCTTTGGTAGGAGTTAAGATTAATCTTGTACCCTCGATTTTAAAGTCAATGTAGACTTTTCCTTCTGGTAACTTTGCCAGTTTGGTGGCCGATACGCTGAGAGATATGAATTTGTTTTTGTTGCCGGATATATACAATACTTGCAGGTTCCTAGGTAGTCGATCAGGTTTACCCTGGGTATCGATAGGGGTGCTGTTCTCTATTTGTTTCCTTATTTCGTCTGCCTTAATCAAGCAGACTACCTGCTCAATAACCTCTGGTGACACACCTTCGCACAGGCGGTCAAGGATATAGTCTATGTTTTTCATTGTAATTCCTCCTTTAAAAATGCTTAGACTTAAACTTCCTCCCAAAGACCAGGAATTAAGCCAGTTGTTTTAGAATAAATTGGAGCAGCAAGAGGACATAAGGTTTCGTTGAAAGCCTTAACGTATTCTTTTTTAATCTCAAATCCATAAGATTTTCTACCAAGTACATTAGAAGCAAGTAGGGTTGTTCCACTTCCTGCCACCGGGTCAATTACTACGTCTCCAATATCGGTAAATATTTCGATAAGGGTTTTTAATAAGTGAATTGATTTTTGGGTGGGGTGAATTTTAGGAGTGATGTTATCTCTTTCGTATTCCATACAGTTAAAGATCATTTTTCCCTTATTTCTAAACTTAGGCAACTTATCTCTATACAACAAAAGTCCGTATTCGCAGTTCCCGACAACCTTCATGTTTGCCTTTAAGACTTGTGCAGAATAATTTTTGCGAAAAACGAGATTAATATAATTAGGAAAACCGTATTTCCTGCCTTGCTCTATGAGTGAAAACTGTTGTTCAAACTCACAGAAAACCAACATAGCCCCTGCTTGTCCTTTTTCCTTCGGCTCTTTCTTTAGCATTGTATTGACGAAGTGCATAAATTCCGCAATGCGAAAGTCGTTATCTGTATCGAAAAAGGATTTTCCGGCTAAGTTGCTTTCCCCATTTTTATTGTCTCCGTCGTTGTACCATTTGGGGCTGGATGCATAAGCATTTTTACCTAAGTTAAAGGGTATATCAGCTATAATTAATTGAGCCTTTGGGATGTTGTATCTTTTGTAGTTTTGGAAGTGGTCATTGTATAAAATCATAGGATAGTCTATTTTTCTCCCTCCTTAACGATGTTATACTCCCACCAAACAACGTCCTTCCTCGGTTGCACATTACACATTCTAATAGCAGGCTTGCACTTGCCATGCTTGGCGAATATAATCTCTAATGCTTCCTCTAGGGTAGGGGCGAATAGGCGGTGTTGGTAGTAGGTCATTTCTTGCCTAGTTCTCTGAGCTTGCTTATGAGATTTATCCTGCACTCTTTTTCTTCCTCTGCTTTTTTAATAGACATATAGCATTGGTTTATAACGTGATTTTCGAGATTATTCATAGCGGCGTTCCACCTTCTACTGCAAACAGAATTTTTGTTATTTAAGACCAAATACAAATATTGTCTTGAATAACCTGTTACTTCACAAAGTTTATCTGAGTTCATACCGAATGACTTAGCTAACTGAGAAACCCACATTTTTTCCACTCTCCTTGCATAAAATAATTCCTCC